GGAGTCGGCGTCGGTGTATTTGTTAAAACTGGAGTCGGGGTAGGGGTAGGTGTTATAGTCGGCGTCGGTGTAGGGGTATTAGTTACAGCCGGCGTCGGTGTAGGGGTATTTGTTACAGTAGGGGTAGGAGTTATTGTCGGAGTCGGAGTCGGGGTATCCGTCGCAATAGGTGTAGGGGTAGGAGTGTCTGTTGCCGTTGGGGTAGGCGTAGGGGTTGGCGTCTCCGTAGCCGTTGGTGTTGGCGTTATAGTTGGAGTCGGTGTCGGGGTATCCGTTACGACAGGGGTAGGTGTTACAGTTGGGGTCGGAGTCGGAGTGTCTGTTGCCGTCGGTGTAGGGGTAGGCGTAGGGGTATCCGTCGGTGTAGGGGTAGGCGTAGGTGTATCTGTTGCCGTAGGAGTCGGTGTGGGTGTATCTGTTGGTACAGGTGTCGGAGTAGGTGTATCCGTTGCAGTAGGTGTCGGAGTAGGTGTATCCGTTGCAGTAGGTGTGGGGGTAGGAGTGTCTGTAGGGGCCGGTGTCGGAGTAGGAGTATTTGTTGGTACTGGTGTCGGAGTAGGGGTAGCTACATTTGGCCCGCTTACATAACTAATGCTACAGTTACAGCTGTAGTTAATGTCACAGGTAGGGGAAAAAGGAAAGCCGTAGTCGTCACTATACTCTACATTAAACTGTGTACCACCGCATGCAGCAGGATCTATAGTTTGTAGCACACCGCTACAATCATAGTACTGAATATCAGTAGCACCACAGGTACAGTTTAAAGCTATAGTTGCTACGTAACAGGCCATATATTATGTATTTAATTGAGAATTAAGCGCAGTATAATAGCTTAATTTTCTTTGTTGAAGCTGGTCTCTATATTGTTCAATAGTGCCGCTCATATCTTTATACCCGGGTGGGTTAGTGTAGTTACCGTGGCTTAGTTGTTCTAGTATTAAAGATGAGCCATCTTTAAAAAACACAGTTACAGTGCGGCTATTGGGATCGTCTGCGAAACGAGCTACTTGATCTGTACTTTGAGTAGACATATTAGAAATTAATTATAGAGGTATCTTGATTGACTTCTGGTACAACTTCAACACGAGTCATTATTTCATCTATATTATCAAGATAAACAGTTTGAAATGATTGTACTGTAAAGTTTTTAGTGGTTGAAACTATATCATTTTGTGGGTAAGAGGGATTATAAACTATAAAGGACACACCATTCACTACCTCTGTATCGTTTACAGTTTGCACTTCTTTAACTCCGTTGAGAGCCAAAATGTCACTAGCAATATCAGTTACACTTACAGTAAAGCCTAAGGTAATATCTATTGGATTAAAATAGGTTTGTAAAATATTTTGTATTTGACTCTTTACCACACTAGCCGGTACTTTTGCATTACGGAGTAAAATAACTCTTAAACGAGAGCTAGCAATATCGCTAAGATCTACAGCATCTTTACCAAGACCAATAGTAACTGCTTTATAAACTGGATCCATTACTATTACTTCTGAGGTTAACGTCTTTTTATCATTAAGCGTAGAAATAATAAGCTGTTTTTGAGCCGGCGTTAAATAGTTTACGTAATTATTAGTAATAAGCTTTGTAGCTTTAGGTAAAACATATACATAAACATTATTGAAATTGCATGCATCAGCAAAAGCCATTTGATTATAAAGCACTCTATAATCTTGGCCCGGGTTAGTTAGTCCGATGTCATAAAGGTATCTTAAATGTTCGTTAGTATAAGAGTTATTATTAAGAGCTTTAACATCGTTTATAATGTTAGCGAAATTATTTTTAACGAAAATTTCGTAATCAGAAGTAGTAACCGTTCTAAACTGAGTTTTAAATGTCGAAGGAGCATTAACTCTAATACTCTCTACAGACTCTGCATCAGTGAAAGTTGTCGAGATATTAGTATTAGCAAACTGCAAGTATAAGAGACTAATATCAGTTAACAAAGTCAAATCGCTGCTAATTACTTCCGGTTTAATTAAATCAAATTGAGCAGTAGTATATAAAGCAGCAGTTTGTCCGTTTATTGCACCGGCGCCTACTTCCCCGCTTGATCCTGCAGACTGCAAATAGTATATAGCTACAATATCACCACTTGTCAATTGTACACCGTTTATATCATCTCCAAATTTAATTTCGTAGTTTTTATTTTGATTGAGGCGTACTTCGTATTTTTCTGCATTTGCATCTTCTAGGTACAAGGACTCAGTTCTTGTCCATTTAGTCCATAAACCTGTAGTTATACTTTTTACGTAAACGTCAATATTAAAGTGATCTACTATAACATCTTCTCCAGGTATTAAGAAAACAATTTCATTCGCTTCTCCACGAGCAGTATATAAAGGATATTCAATATATGTGCCTTGATATAAAAGATATTGATCTCCTACAGCTTTTAAGTTTTGTATACCAGAAAGTGTTTTAGTAAAAGTTATATCTGTATTAAAAGAATAAGAAGAATTTCCAGCTCTAATAAATGTATAGCGAGGTATAGTGTAGGTACCTACTGGAAGATTAGAAGTAGCAGATGTCGTAAATGAAAGTGTAGACGTTTGAGAACCAACAGGGGAATAACTAATGAGCTTAACTATTCGATTCATGTTTTCGTAAAGCTGTGCTTCACTAAACATAGATTCTGTAGCAGTTTGATTGAGGTAATAAAGTAAAGTGTGAAATGAATATGCAATAATATTGTTGATTGCAGTAATATTAGACCCTTCAAAATTTTGATCAGTAAAAAGACCGCTTTGGTTTAATCTTGCATTAATAAAATCTCTTAACGCTAAAGCATCAAAAGCCGCGTACTCGTCTTTTTTAATATTTAAATTTTCACTGTCAGTAGAAGTAGTCATTTTAATTTAAAATAGAAAATCCGTTTCGAGTTAATAACCCTATTATATTGATGTTTTTATTAATTGGCAATATTAGTATACTTAATGAAACCGTATATAATTGCTCATCAGGATTTACATCTACATTAACGTTTTTCACTCTTACTCGAGGCTCATAAATACCAATTTGTTTTAAAATGGTTTGGCCAATTATATTAGCAGTAGATTGGTTTGCGGGCTGAAACAAATATTGCATTAAATTTAATCCGTACTCAGGATTTAACAGATTTTGACCTGGTAAGGTATTAAATAAATTGGTTAGAGAATTTTTAATAGCTGCTTCATCATAATCCGCTTTAATATCTCTTTCTACAGGGTTAGAAAAGTCTAAATGCAAATCCGAATATGTAAACGTTGTGTTAGTTACATTAGGTTTGCTAAGGATATTAAAATTAAGACTAGCCATTATAATTACTTAGGAACAAAGTGTAAAAACATAAGTAATATTATATAATTTATGAAGAATAGAAAATTTGTAACTCTCTACGAAACCATCTATAATCGTTACAAGCAGGGCTCTGGATTTTTAGAAGGGGATGTTGTCAAGCTTAAGGGGGATTATAAGTCCACTGAGGGTTATAAGTCTCTTACTGACTCTGTCAGACAGCGTCTTGAAGATGCTTCTAAGTCTGGTTATAACATTCGTGTAGGTAGACTACACACTCCTAATGCAAATGCAGGTGCATTAGGTATTAACGTTAATCTTCCAGCTACCCATGCTGATATATATGAAGAGAAGACTCCTGGTAACTTCGGTAACTTAATGACTGTTCCAGTCGATGTACTTGAAGTACATGACACCGGTGTTAATCTTGCGCCAGTGTCTAAGAATAACAAACGAGAAGCTTCAGAAGCACCTTATCAAAAACCAGGTAAGTGGAAAGCTAATAAAGATACAGCGGAAACTAAAGACCAAAACCATGTTGGTCATGAACAAAACTGGGTTAAGAACGGAGATTATGAATTAGCTACTAAAAACAAAAAGTCTTCAGTAGGGGCTAACAAGTACAACGACGATAAACCATCAAAGTTTAAAGACCTACCTATTCGTGAATCTGCAGTAATGGAAGGTTTGTTAGGCGCATATCAAAAGATTTTGACAGAAGATATTGAAGTAGATGATGAAATCAATGACACCGGCGTTACTGCTAAGGCATTAGATCACGATGATGACATTACTTCAGAAGAAAAAGAAAACATGTCAGTTGCAGCAGGGGATCTTACTGAAGATGACATGAAGATCGAAGAGCATATGGTTAAACCAGAATGCTGGCATAAAGAAAGACAAACCGTAGTAGATGAGTGCTGGAATGAAGACGGTTCTATGAAAGAAGAATGCTGGCAAGGGGAAGCAATGGCAGAAGACCTTGAACCTGGTCAAGCAGCAGGTGGTGAATTACAGCAGCCAGAAGAAAAAGAACAAACCTCGGCTCTATAACCGAGGTTAGTTAAGGTTAGATAAAGCTATAATACAGCTAAAGAAGTTAATTTCTTGATCCATAACTAAAGAGCTACGGTAGAGACTCTCAGAGACTTGCAGCAATGCAAGTCTTTTTTTGTTCTCAGACCAATCACTCTTATACACTGCATTAAACAAGTCCTTTAGTAGCTTAGGATAGTCGTTACCGAACGTTTGTTCACTCTCAATAACGAACTTACGTATAGACATTAAGTCTTCTTTATCTTTAATTTTATCCAGGATCTCCTGTGCAAATCCCTCGTTATTAATAACGTCCTTGATACTGAGCTTATTATTAATAACGCTACGTTGAATATAATTAATAATTCTCCGCAAATCCGGATAATGATAACGTATAACTTCTTTAATACGCTCTACCTGATCACTCTCAATCTGTACACTCTCTTGCTGAAGAATATAAACTACTCGCTTAGCATATTCTTTAATAGGAGGAGTAAAATCAGTGAAAACTTGACAGCGAGATTGAATGGGCTGTATAATACGATGAAGGTAATTACCAGTAAGAATAAACCGTGTATTACCGGCATATTCCTCCATAACATTACGTAAAGCCCTCTGACCTGCCTCCGTGAAGTTATCGAATTCATCCAAGAAGATAACTTTGAGTTTACCATCCAGGCTTTTAGTCTGTGCAAAGGTGAGAATAGATGTTCTGACTTCGTCGATTCCATTTTTTTCGCTTGCGTTAATATAGAGGTATTGAGCATCTAAGATCTCGTTAATGATAACTTTCGCAAGAGTGGTCTTACCAGTACCTGCATTACCTACAAAAAGTAAATTAGGTATCTCTTGTTTACGTTTACACTCTTCAACAAAGGTACGTAGAGACTCAGACAGAACCATATCGGCTAGCTTAGCCGGCCGATATGCTTCAACCCAGATGTTTTTAAGTTGTTCGTTAATAGACATTAGCCGGAAGAACCAAAGCCTTTTTCGCCACGCTTAGTTTCACTTACTTCATCTACAAAGCTTACATTAGCTTGAATTAGCGGGTAAAGAATAAGTTGTGCTACCTTATCACCAGGCTTAAAGGTCTGAGGTTCAGTGCCGAAGTTATAAAGCTTGATACCCATGTCGCCTCGATAAGGGTTATCAATGATACCGAAATGAGGAAAGATATGCTTTTTAAACCCTACGCCTGAACGACCCTCTACTCTAAACCAGTATCCCGGGGTGAGATAACCAAGCTTGAGACCTACCGGTACTACATTCCATCCCTTAGGTGGAATAGTTACTTCTTCAACAGCCGTAACATCAAGCCCTGAATCTCCTGTATAAGGATCAGAATGATTGTACTGTGGAAGTACAGCAAGCTCGTGAGTCTTTACAAATTTAATATCTACAGGAAACATAGTACTATATTAACCTCTAAGAAGAGTTTCTCCACCGTAAGAAGTGTTATTTTCGTTTACGCCAATTGCCTTGTTTGCTTGAAGCCAAGCGATAAGCTGAGTCACTTTATCTCCAGCTACGATAAAAGTTCCATATCCTTGTACAGTTACAATTACTTCTTTCATATTAGCTATATAGTAGAGTATAATCTTGATAACTCAAGGCCTTGCCTAAGTATTCTTTAGTGAATCCAACCTTACCAGATAATAATCCCGGTGATAATCAACAGATTATCGATCAAATTGACAACTTTATTAAAGGGCTAGATACACCACCTGGAACCACTGTTGCCACTTCTGTCGTAACTCGTACTAGTGTTGAACCAAAAGAAGAAGAGGTTAAGGTTCCAAAGACGGATGATGAGATGAAAGAGTTTGTTACTAAGCATTCGGCTGAGCTGGTACAAAATAGTGTAAAGAGTATTATGGAGCTTCAAAAGCTTACTGTTGCAACTGGCGATCCAGAAATGATGGCTGGGTTGGCAAGTTTAATTGCAGCAAGTACGGGTGCAATAGAAACAGTTAACAAGCTACATATTCAAAATCAAAAAATTGAAGCTGCAAAAGAACTTAGAAAGATGGATATTGAAGGTCGTAAAGAAATACAGCGACTTAAAAATGATGGCTATCTCAATCTACCTTCCGGTCAAACTAATATACTTGTAGCTACCCGAGAAGAAATCATAGCTCAATTAACCGGTAAAGCAAAAACAAAAGCTACTACTGATGTATATGAACTATCAGGTAGTACTGAAATAGTTCAAACTAGCACATGAAAATAGTATTAGTTACTGGTGGTTTTGATCCGATACATTCAGGTCATATATCTTTACTCAATCAAGCAGCTTTATTAGGAGATAAACTTATTGTAGGTATTAACTCTGATGATTGGTTAACTCGCAAAAAAGGGCAACCGTTTATGACATGGCAAGAACGAGAGATTATTATAAGCAATCTTCACATGGTTAATGAAGTTATAAGCTTTGACGATAGTGATAATACTGCTATTGATTCTATACGTAAAGTAAAAGAAAAATATCCTAATTACGGTATTATTTTTGCTAATGGTGGGGATCGCACTAAAGATAATATACCTGAAATGGTATTTGACGATGTAGAGTTCGTATTTGGTGTTGGCGGTAGTGACAAAACCAACTCAAGTAGCTGGATACTAGAAAAATGGAAAAATAGAAATATTAAGTAGGAGGCGGAGCTTCCTTCTTCTTAAGCATATCTATTTTACCTGTCTTAGGGTTAACTACTACCATAGCGAGTATTATAACACCCATCGATACAGCTACTACCCAGAACGGCACCATAACAGTTATATAAGCCATACCTAAGGTAAAGATACCTGCAACAATAAATGTAGGACTCTTTAACAATAGACCACCTACTAATTGTAGTATACCTACTATACCTAAAGCTTTTACTATCCAACGTAGCATTTCCATGCGTTGTTCTTCTTTAGCAGATTCAATTTTAGCTTCAGTCTCTTTCTTAATACGCTCTAAGTCAGCTTGCTTTTGAGCCTCTAAACGTTCGAGAGTTAATTTGTTTTCTTCTCTAAGCTTACGCTTTTCTTCTTCTTTTTGTTCGATCACTCGAGTGGCTTCTTCGTATGCAGCAGCAGCTAAAAGGCCTTCTCTTACTTTTTGTTCGTACTTCTTAAGTACTTCATCCATTGCTTTCTTTCTATCCTGATCAACTTCTGTTCTTATGTTTAAGCGAGTTTCTTCAGGTAGTTGATCTAAACGAGCCATATTTTCTTTTGCTCTTAAATGAGCAATAAGAAAGTCCATATCAGTATTTTTTTTATCAGTGTCGGTAACGTAATAGATACCGTAATTTACTTTGCTTATTTCAGCAAAGTTAGCAAAGTCTACTTCTTCTCTTTTCTTGTATGCAGCTTGTAAATCTTTACGGAACGCTTCATATTCTTGTTCCATTTTAAGTCTAGCGTCTTGTAGCTTTTTATCTGAATCAGCTACTTGACCTAATGCATCCTTAGTTGCGGTACCAGCTGCAACAGCTTTATCTGGAGTCTTACCTAATGATTTCCAAGATTCAGGCATTTTTAAGCCAGGTATCATACTACAACCGGTAAGAAATAATACTAAGAATAGGAATGCAATTACTCGCATAACTATACTTACAATAAGAAAGGGGAGACTTTCATCTCCCCTTATTTGAATTACAACTGTATAGAGTTTATGACTCGCAACTCGAACATGTCAATATTGAACGAGCTAGCTCTTGTGCGGGATTTGCTGAGCGTTGGTAATAAAGACTCTTAATACCATTCTCCCAAGCAAAGATAAGCAAGTCGTTAACATCCTTTGGCTTAGTGTTAGGTGGAATCATTAGGTTCAAGGACTGACCTTGATCGATATACTTCTGACGAGCAGCAGCTTGAATAACAATTTCCTTCTGACTGATTTCTCCAAAGGTCTTAAACACGTTCTTTTCTTCTTGAGTGAGGAATTCAAGATGCTGTACTGAACCACCCTTAACAAGAATAGACTTCCACACGCCTTCAGTATTCTTACTCTTCTCCTCAAGAAGCTTTTCTAGGTGCGGGTTCTTATAAGTGAACTTACCCTTAGCTAGATCCTTAACGAAGTAGTTAGAGTTGAGAGGCTCTACGGAAGGAGATGCTTGACCGAGAATAAACGAGCTCGAGGTAGTTGGTGCAACCGCAAGTGTAGTTACATTACGACGACCATAACCTTTAAGAAGAGGTGGTTCACCGAATAGCTTAGCCATTTCTTCTGAAGCTGCATCAGCCTTACTACGAATAGTCTTCCACATTTGAGTATTGACAAGCTTAGCTTCCATTGACTCAAAGCTAATCATCTTAGACTGAAGATATGTATGCCAGCCGAGTACCCCAATACCAAGGGCTCTTTGATTGATAGCAAAGTTTCTCGGATGAGCCATGAACTTCATCGTTTCAGTCTTATTAATAAACTCTGTCATGACTGAATCGAGGAAGTAGGTAAGAGTCTCTACTGCATCGGTGTCCTTCCAGTTGTCCCATTGCTCTAGGTTAAGAGAAGACAAGTCACATACAAACGATTCATCTGGACCATTTGAAAGCATGATCTCCGTGCAAAGGTTACTATGATTGATTTTTAGCTTCTTATCCTTATAAACCTTAGGTGCTTGTTTGTTAGCGTTATCTGTAAAGAAGATATATGGGTAACCAGATTCAAAGCGCTTCTTAATAACCAGACCCCAAATACGACGCTTTTCTTTATCTCCGTCAATCATCGACTGAAACCAATCGTTAGGTACACAAACGCCAATAGAAAGGTTTTGAATAGTATCTCCTTCTTTACGAATATTGAGAAACTCTTCAATATCTTTATGATCGATAGGTAGATAAGCTGCAAACGAACCACGACGTACATTACCCTGTGAAATGTAGTCAGTTAAAGACTCAAATACAGTTAGCTGATGATGTACACCAGTAGACTCCCCTCCAGAGCTAATCTTAGCACCGCGTGGACGGATAGCACCAAAGAAGCCAGATGTGCCACCACCAGCCTTAGACATAGTACCTACTTCAGAGATCTTATATAAGATAGCGTCCATATCGTCATCAACGTATGAACCGAAACAAGAAATAGGTAAGCCACGTTTACGACCAAAGTTTGCCCAGATAGGCGAAGCAAGGGAGTAGAACCCTTGGTGCATATACTTCTCAAACTTATCGGCAAAACCTTTTACCTTAAGATACTTTTCTGCAGTCTCAGCAATATCTCTAATACGCTGTTCAGCGGTTTCGTTTTCTAAGAGATACCCTCGAGCCAAAAACTTTCTCGAGTCGGCATTCAGCCAATAAATGTCCTTGTTTGTCATAAAGTGTAAATTTTACTTACCTGTGTACCGATTAAAATAAATCGTCTTCTGAAAAACTTTGTGACTTTTTAGAATACTCTACTGGACGAGAGTGGAAGAAATCGGTCATATTGTTGCCGAGTAGTTCTTCATTGAACCAGGTTGTCTCCTTAAGGAGCTTTGCATCAGTTTCAAATGCTGCAGGGAAGTTAATGCTCTTAAGAGATTCGTTAATTCTATCCTTAATGAACTCCTTAAGGTGGGCTGCTGAAAGACCTTCTTCTTGAATACCGTTAACCATCCAGTCAACGATCTTAGCTTCACTTTCGTAAGCTTCTACTGCTTCAGACAAGATCTTTTCTTCGAGTTCCTTATCAAAGAGTTCAGGATACTCTTCTCTAATGGTGTTAATGATCTTAATACCTACAAGAGCGTGAATGTTCTCTTCATTACGGGTATACTTTACTTGTTGGTCAGTATCCTTAAGAACGTTCTTGTTACGTGCAAACCAGTTAATAATATAGAACTGACTCATCAACGAAACGTTCTCTACAAACAAAGTAAACAAAATAAGAGCATAGAGGTACTGCTTCTTAGAGTCTTTGTAATAACGATGGGTATATTTCTTAAGATACTTTACACGGCCCTGAATCCATTCAAGCTTAAGATTCTCTTCAAACACCTCTTCAAGTCCGAGTACAGTAAGAAGTCTTTCATAAGCATTGTTATGAATAACTTCGGTATTAGCCATAACATATCCAAGATCCTGTAAAGCTGGGTGAGGTAGATTTTCACCCAGCTTAGCCCAGAATGTCTTAACGGCTACTTCAATTTGACCAATAGCTGATAATGTACGAATAATAATTTCTCGTTCTTGATCGTTAAGGTTTACTTTAAATTGCTGTACGTCAGATTTAAAGCTGAACTCCTTATGGGTCCAAAATCCGTTATGCATGGATTCAATATAATCCTCAGTCCAGGGATAATGGTTTGGTTTACGAGAAATTTGTTCGTCAAAAATCATAGGAATATTATTTAGAGATTATACAGCACTCTTCATAAAATTCTCGTCAAAAAAAACTTTTGTATGTGCCCGTCTATTTGATGTGGTTATATAAGTTGAGTTTTTTAACGATGTATTTTACGATCTCACTACGTACGATATCCTCTTCTGTAAGATAAAACACGTGGATACCTTTCTCTTTACTTTCATCATCGTTAAAGATATTGCACATCTCGGCAAATCCCGACTTACCGTTAATATCGGATTGCATAGGATCGCCGCAAATAAAAAGCTTACTAAAGTGGCCTACCCGGGTCATTAATGTAGTAAGTTCTTTCTTTGTGCTGTTTTGCGCTTCATCCATTATAATAGCTTTAGCATTCCAAGATAATCCACGAAGATAACCGGTTGGTTTACCTTGTATACGTCTTTCTTTTTGAAGCTGGGTTATATCGGATGTATCCAGCATTTCCTCAAGTTTTTCTAGAAGAGGCTCAAGGTATGGAGAAAGCTTTTCAGCAGCGTCTCCTGGTAAAAATCCCATCTTATTGTCTGAGCTTTCAACTATACTACGAATATAAATCAAATCACTTAACTTCTTTAAATTCATTAGTTCTAAAGAAGCGAGAACGGCTAAGAAACTTTTACTACTACCTGATGGACCCGATACAAATATTATCTTTGTATTGTTATCTAAAGCGAGTTTTAAAAACTCTTTTTGTTTATTCGTTAAGTCGGGTCTTTGTTTTATTTGGATTTGTCTACTTAGTTTGTCATTTTGATGTACTATTAGACTTTTATCTTTGTTTAGGTTAGGGTTATTGTTTTTCGAAGAACGCTTTTTTTTGCTCATCGAATTATACTTACTCAAACGCCTAAATATTTATATGTTTAAAAACTTTGAAGAAAAATATAATTCCCTTCTTAAAGAATTTACTGAAACATTTCCGGTAGAAATACAAGAAAAGAAAGGTGCACGTTGTACTAAGGTAACCGGTCAACAAGCTTCTTCCCGTAGCGATAAAAAGTATATGCGTTGTGCACGCGTTGATGGTAAGCTAAAGAGAGTACACTACGGTGACCCTAACTTACGTATTAAAAAGTCTAATCCAAAGCGTCGTAAGTCGTTTAGAGCTCGTCACAAGTGCTCATCTGCAAAGCCAGGTACAGCAAAATACTTTAGCTGTAAGAACTGGTAATTGTTTTTTTAAACAATTTAAACAATAAGAAACCCCAGCATTTCTGCTGGGGTTCTTGATTTTAACACCTTTAGGTGTATTCCGATTAGAGGAATACTGATTGTGTGCCTGGTGTGAACGATGTTCCGAGACCAGTTACAACAATGAGGTGGTAGTAGAGGTTTGCACCGAAGATGTGATCGATGACACCGTAACGGGTCATGAGACCAACTCTTGGAGCGAAGTCGTTAGGACCGACTGTACGTTGTACGAGTACTGGAATGTATGGGCAGTATACGATACCAGTGTCGTAGTATTCAGCACCCTTGTAACCGAGGAGCGCATATTCAAGAGCGGTACCACGGGTACCTACTTGATATTGTGCTTCGGTACGAGTGTCGCGGTAAACGTTGAAACGTCCACCAACGGTACCAACCTTAGCGATACCAACAGGTTGAGTGTTGACATTGCCTTGTACTGGGAACCATTGGAACTCAGGAAGCATTTCTAACATTGCGCAAACACGTGGGGTTGCAACAATGAAGTTTGCAGCGCCACGACGGTTACGAATAGCAACGCGGTTAGCTTCAACGATAACACGTGCGTAGAAGTCACGGTTACGTTCACCTAACCAACGGCCATCAGCTGATACTGGGGACCAGAATGAGTAACCTTGTGAGAAGCCAGCATTGAGTGCTACTTGACACATACGGATTACCATTTCACGATCAATTTCAGCTTGGATTTCGTAGCTCATCGCATTGGTGAGCTCGTTATCGATGTCGATACCGTTCATGTTCTTGAGGTCTTGCTCAAGTTCAACGGACCAACGAGCTGCTAATCTACGGGTACCAGCTTCAACAGCGGTCTTTTCGAATGCAACAACCATTTGTGGGATGTTGCTTGAAAGTTCGAAGTTAGCAAGGAGGTTTGCTACACCTTGGTCATCACCAACGATGGTGAAGTTAGAACCGGTTGCGCCGGAGAGCCAAGATGCAGAAGTACCGGTGAAGCGAGTATTGAGGTAGTTCCAACCTACTTCAGTACCGTCAGATGCTACTGTCCAACCTTGTGGGGTATTGGAAGCTGCACCATAAGCACCGTCTGGGCTAGTAGCACCAAGCGGATCGCTTTCGTACTTGTAACGGAGAGCAAATGCAAGACCAACCGGACCACTCATTGGTTGAACGCCAACGATTTCGTTGGTGATCAATTCTGGGAAGGTACGACGGATCATTGGGATGAGGATCTTTGGAAGACGTGCGTCACCAGTAGCGTAGAAGTCACTGGATGGCTTGCCACCGAAGCCCATGGAACCTGCATTACCGAATACGCCACCAGCACCTGCGGTGTTGGAAGCTTCGTTAATGCACCATTGCTCTTGGTTTTCTAAGAGAATAGCGGTATTAAGACGAGTGTGGTCGTCCTTAATTGCTGGAGTTGCGTCATCAGCATGATCGAGGAGCGGAGCCCACTTCTTGAGAAGGCTTGCAGCACGATCTTGATTGATGTAAGATTGTGATGGTTTTACTGATTTCATATATTTTATAAATGTTATACTGACTAACTATCTCAAGTACTTAACAGTACTTCAACGTTGGATAAATACTTATTAAAAAAGCCCCCATTTCTGGAGGCTTTGAGTAAAAAAATCTGCTTTCCTAATTAGTAAAGCTTCTTAGTAAGTTCGGATACGTATTTGCTTGCTACGTAAGTTGAACCGTCTTCATCAGCTGAAGAAGAAGACTTAGATTCATTTACGATTTCTGGAGCAACTGCTACATCAACATTACCAGACTTAGTTGTTACGGATTCCTTAAGAGTTTCAACTTCTTCTTGTTCTTGCTTATCGAACATTTCAGATACATAGTTGAAGTTTTCCTTAATTGCTTGTATTTTCTTTTCAGAAAGTACACGCTTCATATAGGTCTTCTTTGCTGCTGGAAAGTTTACAAGCTTGCTTTCGAGGAATAATTGCTTTTCGAGGTTTTCAGCCTTTTCAGTTACAAGCTTAAGTTGCTTTTCAATTTCAGCTGTACGTGCATTAGCTTCATCGATCTGTTGTTTACCATCAACAAGAGCTTCTTTGATGTTTTCGTTTACAAATTCATCGCTAAGACCGATAAGACGCTTTACTTCACTTACGATCTTACGGGAACGAGCATTTTCGGTAGCTTCTTGAATTTGCTGAGCAGGAATTGCTTTATCGATATAAAGCTCAATAAAGTTTGAAATCTGTTCAACAAGGTTAGCCTTAAAGGTTTCAGCTTCTGACTTGAGAGCGTTTTCATATAAGCCAACAATCTTTACAAGCTTTTCACTGTGAGACTCATCAAGTACATTTAAAGCATATTGGAACTTTTCAGCATGATTTTCGTCGATACGGCTAACGATCTTGTCGAGCTTAGCAGTATGGTCAGCATCAATTGCTTCAAGAACCTTTTCGAGTTTGGTTGCATACTCTTCGTCTTGTTTAACGAGAGCTGCTTCAACAGCTAGCTGAACTTTTTCTTCAGCTTTCTTTTCAACAGCTTCGGAGATTAATTTAAGGGTTTCTTCGGTTAAAAGATCCTTAGTAGCTTCCTTTAAAAGGTTAGAAATGTCTTGGCTCATATGATGTGTAAAATATACTTATGTAAATTAGTGTGAAAAAATGGAAATAGTCCTTATTTCTTACTTGCCAAAGCTAGTTGTTTGTCAACAGCTTGGATACGTTGTTTAATTTTTTCGTTAACAACAGCAGCGAGAGCTTGGTTAGCTCTATTAAAATCGTTGCTGGATACATGCTTAATAAAATTAATGATATCTTTCTTTTCGTTCATATTATTTAATAGAGTTGATAAAGTGAATAATTGCTTCTCTAAGATGTAAGTCTACATCTCTACGAGGTAATTTAGATAGCTTAGAATCAAATATGTCGTACACTTCTTCGTACATACCATTTTGCTTAAGCACAAATGATTTAGATTCTAATATACCATTTACAAATGCACCAGGCGCGGAAGGATCAGCTACTGCGTCAACGGCAATAAGTTTCATGTTTTCAACATGATTAACCCCGCCCTTTTCAACAAGACTACCTAGAGCACGGCTCGACATACCCATCTTAACACCATCTCGGATTAAACACTTCATTACTTCACCGAGCGGGGTAGAAAGTATTTTGCTCTTACCAATTACTTTATTACCTTCCATATGAAGCTCGGTAATAAGGTGACAAGCACGTTCACTATTGACAGTTGCGCTTTGTGGGTGTTCGAGTTCTCCTAATGCACGATTCTTAGAAACAAACTCTTCATTATAACGCTGTACTTCTTTTGCCATTTCATCGTGGCTGTAAATGCGATTGTTGCGGTTCTTTTCTTCCGCTACCATATAAACGCCTCTCACATAAAGATTAGCGGGTTTGTCTTTATTGCCTTCTTCGATAAGAAAATCAAGCCCTTCGGTTATAGGCGTTTGAGTTATAAGTTTAAGAAGCATAGTCGTTTATAATATTTATGCAACTTGTTGCTTTTTCTATGTAGTATGCTAATATAAATACGTGAAGCAACCGCGTGTTAGTATTATTATACCTACGTACAATCATTTAGAAGATTGTTTAAAGCCTTGTGTAGAGAGTATTATTAAATATACAGACCTTACTGATAAAGAGCTAATAGTGGTTGCAAATGGATGCAAGGATGGTACTGTAGAGTACGTATTAGCTGTACAAGCAATTCATCCTACTGTTAAACTTATAAACGTACCGGAAGCAGCAGGTTATACTCACGCTACTAATTTAGGTATATCATTATCTCGTGGGGAAAAGATAGTATTTCTTAACAACGATACAATACTACTACCACAGCCGGTAGATGAATGGATTAAGTTATTAGAGATTCCGTTTATCGCTTCTAAAAACGTGGGAGTTACTGGACCTCTTAAATTAAATGCAGATGGTATGAATTTTGAATTTATTGTCTTTTTCGTAGCAATGACTTCAAGGAAAGTACTAAATGAAGTGGGGCTATTGGATGAATCGTTCTCTCCGGGTGGTTGTGAAGATATGGATTATGCATTAAGAGCTTACGAAAAGGGGTATAGAATAGCATTAGCAGGAGAAGGTATGCGTATGCAAGATACAGGTAAAGCGTTTACTGGTACGTTCCCTATATATCATAAAGCTGAAGGTACCTTTGATCATATACCTTCTTACAAGCAATCTTTTAAAGATAATATCCTTAAACTTCATAAGAAGTTTCCACAATTTGTAAATAGTTTTTATAATGACAACCGATAAAGTAACCGCAACACTTTCAACTAAGGGTAGGTTTTATACTACCTTACCATTGGTTATTACCTCTCTCTGTAATCAGACGTTAAGACCGAGTCGATTTATTATCTATGATGATAATGACACGTTTGAAGACTTAAGAGAGAATGAAATTTATAAGAATCTTTTTACTCTTATGAACCGTGTTGGTATTAACTGGGAAGTTAAGCCAGGGGCACGTAAAGGACAAATACATAATCATCAACAAGCATTAACTGATGTTACATCAGAATGGATCTGGAGACTTGACGATGATAATATAATGCCACCAGATACATTAGAACAAATGTATACCTATGTTGAACAACACTCAGATGTGGGAGCTGTTGGACCGTTAATCTTAGATCCTAAAAATAAGATGAGTAGTAAGTTAGCTTCTAATGATATTAAAGATATATTTTTAGGTCTTAATATACAGTGGGTAGATACTGGTATGTATTCATTTGTAGATGTAGACCATTTACAAGGTAGTACGTTTATGTTTCGTAAAGCAGCAGCCAAGCACGGCTATGACTTAAGACTTTCGAAGGTAGGTCATAGAGAAGAAACTATTTTTACCTATGAAATGAAACGGGCTGGTTGGCGCTTAACAGTTTTAACTGGAATTAAAACCTGGCATATGCGTTTTGGTGCGGGTGGTATTCGTAGCACTAACCAGGTAGAGATGTTTCACCACGATGAACAGATCTTTAAAGATTACATTGATAACAAATGGAAAATTAAATGTACGCAAGTAATGCCAATACCTCTTGATGCTGGTATTGGAGACCACTTTGCATTCAGAATGGCTTTACCTGAAATTAAAAAGAAACATAAGGGTAAGCGTATAGTAATTGGAGCATGTTA